ACTCGTAAGTATTTCCGTTATCAGTCAGGTAAAGGTATTCAAACCTCATTTGCTATTAACTTTATTCCACAAATTCTGATTAAAAATCTTTCTTATGTTCCAGAAGGTACTCAGGTAACAGCAACTGCAACCGGGACAACCGGAGCTACAGTAATTACAGTTACTGATGCTACTGGAATTATTGCTGACATGCACGTTAGTGGTAATGGAATTGCTCCTAATGCTACAGTATCAGAAGTTAATGGTCTTGATATTACTCTTACTCTTTCTTGTGATGGAACTCTTACTGGAGTCAGTAATGTAGTATTCTCACCTGCAAGATACGCTCATGTTTCAACACCAAAACCACATAATATTGTAACCAAGACAAGTATTATTATTGCTAACTCTGATGATACTAACTATAATGGTTCATATCCAATCACTCAAATTGTTGATGATTATACATTAAAAGTTCTTCTTTCTACTGAACCTAGTGTTAGTACATCTGGTGGTTTCCCATCATTCTCAGTTATCGGATGGAATAATTCATTCGTAAGAGCGGGTATGTTTGACTTCCAAAATGGTTTCTACTTTGAGCATGATGGATCAACTCTTAATTGTGTAAGAAGATCTTCAGTTCAGCAACTACAAGGAGAGGTCAATGTAACTAAGAACAGTGGAGTAATTACCGGTGTTGATACATCATTCACTGCACAAATTGTGCCGGGTGAAATGGTTGTTATTCGTGGAATGTCCTATAAAGTTGTTAAAATTAATTCAAATTCATCTATGTCTGTGCAACCGGCATACAGAGGTGTCAGTGCTGAACAGGTCATTTTAACTAAGACAGTTGATGTTAAAGTCCCTCAAGCAGAATGGAATCGCGATACTTGTGATGGAACTGGTAAGTCTGGTTATGTAGTGAATCTCCAGAAAATTCAAATGTGCTACATTGATTACTCATGGTATGGTGCTGGTAAGATCCGCTTCGGATTTAAGGATCAGCATGGTCATGTTAAGTATGTTCATGAGTTCATTCATAACAATAAACTCCAAGAATCTTACTTCAGATCAGGTAACCTTCCTGCACGTTATGAAGTCGAAAATATCGGTGCTCCGACTTACGTTCCATCTCTATTCCACTGGGGTACTTCAGTTATTATGGATGGTATGTTCCAGGATGATGAAGCATATCTCTTCACTGCATCTGGAGACATATTTAAATATACTAATGATACTGTCCAAACATCAACTACTACCGCTGGACCTGAAATCTTATCTGTACGAAGAGACTGGACGACATCATATTATTATATTAGAATGCCATTCCCGTCAGCTGATGCTACTCAACTAACCAATGGTACTCTTCTCTATAATACTAGCGCAGGTAATAATTTCTTCGTTGACGGTAGAGCGATTGATACTCGTTCTAGAACTGCAGGTTCCACATATTTTGTTTATGTTCAATATAAAGAGGGTACGCAGGAAATTTTCCCACGTAATTATTTGAGTCAGGTTGTTACCAATCTTGGTGGAAGTGGGTATACTTATAGTGGATATAGTTCTTCTGACAGAGCATATACTTACGCCATTAATGGAACTACGTTCGATAATGGCACTAGCTTCAACGTTGGTGCTCTTGCTGGTGGGGAAAACTTAATTCCTACTAACATTCCTCTAATCTCAATTAGACTTGCTCCATCAGTTGACTCATCACTTACCGGTGATCTTGGTGCAAGAGAAATTATCAACAGAATGCAACTTAATCTCCAGTCAATGGGTATTCTTACTTCGCATGAAACTGAAATTACTCTTGTTCTGAATAGTCTTCTAAATAGTGATGCATATGAAAATGCTGCTCTTCCTTCTCTATGTCAACTTTTGAAGCATACGCCAAATGATTCACTTGCCGGTGGTCAGGAAATTCTTTCCTTCCGCGCTCCTGGTGGTGGTCTAGAAGGTAACAGAAGACTTACAGCAACTTCTGACTTTGATCTGGGTGAACTGAGTGCTCTCGGCAACTCAATCATGGGTGGTGATGGTGTATTCCCTAACGGTCCTGACATCCTCACTGTTGTTGCAAATTGCGTGGACTCCACCGGAGTTTCGCAAAACAATCCATACACGGTAACAGCCCGTGTAACCTGGAAAGAATCACAAGCATAAACGGAGAAACCAAATGACAGGTCTTACACAATTTGAACAACTTTGCAGAGAAACTGACTTTAGATATCATGATATCGTAGATGACGCCGCCCGAGCGGCGGCTCAGGAGAAATATGAAACCATGTGGGCATCATATAATGCACTAAAATTAGAAGTTATTGCAAGTGCTCCCGAAGTTTCTAAAGTTGATCAAGCTGAGTTGAGAAAAATTAGCAGTGTATTTTTACAATATGCTCCTCCAGGCACTGGAGCATAAAAAAAGGTCTAGTATACTAGACCTCATATAATATATTAGAAGGAGGGTAAAACCTCCTTTTTTATTGTCTGACCATCTTATCTTTACCGCCCCTATTACATATAGCACCTACTAATGAATATCTATATTGCTCGGTACTCTCCGCACCATATTCAACATTATGCCAGTATGCACCTTTATAGATACTGACTGAATTAAATTCAGCTGGAATAAAATGATATTTTTTATAAATTTCATCTCCTTGAAAAGTTTTAAAAGTAGTATTCTTAGTTTTTCTATTTACATCCCTATAATTATAGAACACAGAAAGATAATCATGTGTATTCCTTAGAGGAGATTTCAATTCAAAAACATTATAAAAAGTATCCTCATTTCCATCGGGATCTTTAAGCACACATTTAAAAAAATTTGTCCCAGATTTACAATCATTTACTTCAGACAAATAGATATTAGAAGCAAATGAAAATGGATCTATATGAGGATATTGATTTCCCTCAACTGATTGCATTTTAGGATAAAACATATTAGTATAATAATCCCACATTAACATATCATTATCATACTTAACCATACCTTTTTCAAACATAATAGTATGCAAAGTTTCTGAAATTTTAGAAACAAATCTATCATCCATCATTTGCTGAATACCAGGAGAAGCACTTCTATCTTCCTTGTAGGTATCTTCAGTTATACTTTTAAAAGTATCTTCAGTAGGAAATGACATACAAAAATCTCTAAGTTCTATAGGATGTTTTAGAAAATTTTTAATTTTTATATACTTTAATTTTTCTGCCTGACAATATTCAACTTCCATGTCTGGGTTTGGTTCGCATAAGTAATCAAGTTCCGATCTACTAAAACTTTTAATAGGATTATTATGTAAAATTTTATTATTCATCATTAGTTTCAGGTTGATTTGAATAATCAGTATATCCAGTTTCTAAAGAAAATCTAGATGAGGTTTCTTTTTCAGAATTATAATTAACATTATAAAAATATGAACCTGGATGAAGTATAAGTCTATTATATTTAAATTCGATAGTGTTAAATTTTACGAAAACTGATTCATCAACTTCAGGTTTAAATATTTTAATATCTTCTCCGTAAGTGGCATTATTCAAATCAGTGCTAAGTTGAGATTTTTCATCATCCGTAGCATGATTCATAATTTCATTCATTGAAGTAAATAATCTACCGCAAGAATTAACTTTATAGAAATCAATGCTTCCATCTTCAACACCATCACTTAAAAATATTTTATACATGTATTGAAATCTATCTACTGTTGGTTTATTATTGCCACCAATAGATAACATATTAGGAAAATAAAGTTGAGTATTAAAGTTGAATGATGATAATTCTTGTTGAATATGCCAGGGAGAGAAATTATCTTCATACATTGCTTCATGTGGAGGAATAAAATCTTGTTCTACTAAAAATTTATATAAGTTAAATGCAAGATCAACAGTAATCTCACCTACAATTTTTTGTTGAAGACCTGCGGGTCTCAAATATAAATTTTTATCCTGTAAATCATTTAAATTTGTAATTCCGTCATCATAAATTTTTTCAATATCTCCAACATAACTGTCGGCAGGAAAACATTTCAAAAAATCAACTACAAGTTCTGGATTTATAAAAACATCATCAATGATAGCAAATGACATGCCATCAACCATTGTATCTTGAACTATAGATTTTGGGTTTAATTTGAAAACATCAATTAAATTGAACTGTTTGATATCATCGATAGATATTTTCATTCAGATTCTCCAGAAAGTTCTAAATCCTGAGTTTGCAGTTGATCCATAGGAACTCCTCCTTCCCCAGATAAAACTGTTTCATCAGGGTCAATTGTTGCACTTATTGTATATCTTTGTTTATAATCTGCAATAATAGAAATATATGAATTTAAAACACTATAGCATGGAGGATAAATTACTTCAACAAATTCTTTTGTAAATTGAAACTCCATGCTATCTGCTAGAGGTGACCATTGTCTAAAAAGAACTTTTGTTGAATTATGATCGTTAGGTTCAACAACATCATCAGCAACTGAAACTGATGGTACATTAGTTAATTCGATAACAAATGGATCAGCAACTTTATATCCCAAAAATTCATTTTTTTCTTGGTCAATGACTTCTCTGACATCTCCAATAATAGTTTCTCCAGTTTTCAGAAGACAAATTTGTAAACTCATTTTTTCCTCAATACATTAAGATTATCATAACATTACCAGTCGTTCTTGTCAACTAAATAAATGTATGCTACAATTTATTTATTTAAAAACAAAATGACATTAGTTTCGGATATCCCTATCTTAAAACTCGCTTTTGATGCAGAAGAAAAGCATGGAGAAGATACACACATGGTAATTGAAGTTGTTCTAAAGGAAGGTATTCCTGAATCAAAATTAGAAGAAAATGAAGTTACCACTGATGATGTGCTGTGGTGGGTAGAATTTGAAGGTCAGCAGAAAATTTTTGATGAGTTTGCTTCCGTTGAGCATTTCTTATTGCAAGAAGCAGAAAAAACATATAATGGAGAAATTGAAAATGAGCCATCAAAATAATATTGTAACATTTTTTCCGAAAGCAGTTTATTGTGAGGATAATGTCTACAGTAATTTAAATGAATTAGAAACTAGTATTAAAAATTTATCAGAAGATACTCTAAGAAATTCTGTATTGAATGTAGATTCTTCACATAGAGCTATTAAGACTATTCATAATAGACCAGAATTTTATTCTTTATGTAAACAACTTAAGAATAGAATAAACAAATTTTTAGTTTTATACGGATATCATGCTTTAATGACTAGAGATGTAGAGATCTCTAATATGTGGTTCAACATTAGTAATCAAGGTGATTTTCTATTTCCACATACTCACCCAGGATCTTTATTATCTGGTGCTTTTTATGTGAAGTCAACAACTGAAAATAAAATTTTATTTTACGAACATTATAAGAATACTTATATGGAACCAGATAAAATTACAGAGCTTTCTGAGACAACCAAAGATTTTGATTGTGTTCCCGGAAGACTACTTTTGTTTCATAGTGAACTGGAACATGCAACTCCACTACAAAGAGATCCTGGAGAAAAAATTGTTATTTCTTTTAATACTAGGGTAAGACCAAAATGATTAATGATCTATTTTATTATAGTAAAAAAATTCTATCTGATTTTGAAATAAATGAAATTAAAAATTATATTTTAGAAAACGAAAATAATATAAAATCATTAGGCAGAGATAATTACACAGGAACATCTGAAAATTCTTTAACTGGTGCCCATGCGTTTTTCAATTATCTTCATACAAAAACTATTGGGGATGATATTTTACTTCCAAAATTAAAAAAAATTATTAAAGAACTGAATGCTGAACCTCCAGTTATAATTCAATGTTGGGCAAATATTTTTCGTAATGGTGAAGGAATTGCAGTACATCGTCATGGAAATATGAGACAAAAATTTTTATCTGGTAATTTGTTTATAAGTGGAAATACTAAACCAGGAACAACATATTATACAGGACCAGATCATGATCCCAAACCTGTGGATATTGAAAATGAAGTTGGAGTATTGAATATATTTCCATCTCATAATATGCATGGAGTGAAGGCAAATTCTACTGAAGAAATTAGAATTACTATGGCAATAGATATAATTCCATATACTGATGCAAATCACTATAAAAAAATTGATATGATCTATCAAAAGCAACCTAGAAGATATATTAAACTTTATAATTTAGACTGACTATAAATACCTTTAGGAAACTAGGGTATTTTTTTATTCATGGCAAAACCCTCGACACGCCAGGAGCTAATTGATTATTGTCTGAGGAAATTAGGATTCCCAGTATTAGAGATCAATGTAGATGATGATCAAGTTGAAGATCTTGTAGATGATGCAATTCAGTTCTTTCAAGAGCGTCATTTTGATGGAAGCATCAAAACATTTTTAAAACTAGAAGTAACTGACCAGATGATTACCGACGCGAAAGTGAACGGTGCAATTGCTGGTTCAGATTTTGTGGAGCAAAATAATTTTATAACTGTACCAGCACATGTTCTGGGAATAACTAACATATATGCTTATGACAATAGTTCATCAGCAGTATCAGGAAATATGTTTAGTATGAAGTATCAATTGTTCTTGAATGATTTCTATAACTTCGGTTCAATGGAAATCTTGAATTACTATATGGTAAAGCAATATATGGAAACACTTGACTTTGTAATCAGTAATTTTAAACCTATTAGATTTAATAAGAGAGAAAATAAACTATACCTTGATACTGATTGGGATTCGTTAAATGGTGGTGATATGATCTTGATTGAATGCTATAGGATGATAGATCCAGAAACTGCTACTGAAGTATATAATGATGTATGGATGAAGCGTTATCTTACTGCTCTTATTAAAAGACAGTGGGGTCAAAACCTCATCAAATTCAAGAACGTTCAACTGCCTGGTGGAACAACTTTAAATGGTAGAGAGTTCTATGAAGATGCACAACAAGAAATTGATACAATTCTTGGTGAATTTAGGTTAGCAGCAGAAGAACCACCACTAGACATGATCGGATAAAATGACTAGAAATTTATATTTTACACAAGGAACTAAGGGTGAACAGAACCTAGTACAGGATCTGGTTGACGAGCAGATCAAAATGTATGGTCTGGAATGTTATTACATTCCTCGTCAGATCTATGAAGATAAGTTGTGGAATGATATCTATTATTCCCAGTTTAAAGATAGTTATCTCATTGAGATGTATCTAGAAAACTTTCAGAATTTTGGTGGCAATGGTGACATGCTATCAAAGTTTGGTCTTCGCGTAACTGATGAAGTAACACTTACACTTTCTAGAAGAAGGTGGCAGGATTTTGTAGATGTCTCTACAAATAAAATTGTGACTGGCAGACCCAATGATGGAGATCTTGTATGGTTTCCATTAAATGAAACTGTTTTTGAAATTAAGTATGTAGAAAATCAAAAACCTTTCTATCAATTAGGAAGTCTATATACATATACGTTGACATGTGAAGTCTTTGAATACGGCGATAGTATCTTTGATACTGGAGTTGCTTCTATTGATAACACTGAAATGGAATCTGGAGTATTCCCAATTCTATTGAACCTCAATGGAAGTGGACACTTTGTTGAAGATGAAAAAGTTTCTGGAACTAGATTTGATGCTGCTGCAACTGCAGTTGCTAATGTAGATGGAGTTCTTGGTGCGATTACTATCACATCAGCTGGTCAGAAATACGAAACTGCTCCAAATGCATTTTGGTATTCCCCCACTGGAACATTCATTACTTCATCTACAACTGCAATCACCAATGGTGTAGTTAGTGCTGTTAATGCTCCTACAGGATCATACATATATGGAGATGTTGTTTATGATGTAGACGGTAATATTGATACTATTACCGGATGGAATCCAACTATTACAATTGATTCCTCACCAGCAAACATTGTTGGTAAAGTAGCTGAATACGATCCTAGCACTAGGATCCTGAAAGTTGCTTATATGAACGGCAATTTTGATTTAAACGAAGAAATTGTTGGTGCAGATTCAAATGCACGATGGACCGTAGGTTCATTTGATACTCTCGATATGACTGATAGTTTCTCTGAAAATAGAGAACTTGAAACAGCAGCGGATGGCATTCTTGATTTTACAGAAGTAAATCCGTTTGGCGAATTTGGCAATTTTACTGGTAGCTTTTAATGTTAGGAAATTATTTTTATCACCAAATTATTAGAAAGACTGTAACTACTTTTGGTACTCTTTTTAATAACATTCAACTAAAGACACTTGATGCTAATGGTGATGTAATCACTCAGCAGAAAGTTCCTTTAGCGTATGGACCTGTTCAGAAATTTTTAGCAAGACTTCAGCAATCTCCTGATCTTGATAAGAAAGTAACTATTACTGTTCCTAGGTTATCATTTGAGATGACATCTTTACAGTATGATGCAGGAAGAAAAGTTCCCCCTATTCAAAGGAACCGAGCAGTTGGTGATGGTAAAACCACCACTACTAAAGTACAATATCTTCCTGTTCCTTATACTATTGGATTTGAACTTAATGCTATCGCAAAATCTCAAGATGATGCTCTTCAAATTATCGAACAGATTTTACCATTCTTCCAACCACAGTTTACTATGACTGTCAATCTCATTCCAGAAATGAATGAGAAGAGAGATATCCCCATCATCTTAGAAAGTATTGATTTTACTGATGATTATGAAGGTGATTACTCCACAAGAAGATACATTTATTATACACTAAGATTTAGTGTCAAGACCTTTATGTATGGTCCTGTTGCTGCTAATGATATCATTAGAAAGTCTATTGCTACTACTCTTATTGGTGACAAAGATACTAATGCTAGAGCACTTGAGTATAATGTTACTCCTAAGGCATTAGAAGATAAGAACACTGATGGTGTTATCAATGCTGCTGATGATGCTCTGCTAGAACCAGATGATGACTTTGGATTTAATGAGGGGATGATATATCATGGACCATAAATTTCAAGAGAACATGGAGGATGTTTTTGACATCACTCCTATGGATGAAGAGGAGCAACCCAAACCCAAAAAGGTTGATGTTACTAGTGCTGACATAGAGACAGATTATAAGTATGCTCGTGGTGAGTTATATGAACTCATTCAGAAGGGTCAGGTTGCCATTGAGGAACTCCTAGACGTTGCTAGGAGCAGTAACCACCCAAGAGCATACGAAGTCGCCTTCCAGGGCATTAAGAACGTTGCTGACATCACTGATAAATTATCTGATCTTCAGAAGAAGATGAAAGATCTAGGTCAAGAAGAAAAGAAAGGACCAACAACAGTTAACAATACTATGTTTGTAGGATCCACTGCTGATCTTGCAAAGATGTTAAAGCAAGCAAAAAATAAATTAGAAGATAAATAATTAAAAATTACAGAACAATGATTATCAAACCCGTATCAGTTGCTGTCGATCTTGACTCTGCAGCAAGCAATGTATCTTCAGCAACATTAGTTTCAGTTGTCAACACTAATAGTGCTGCTTGCTTGATTGTCAATAGCAATGGAAATAATTTTTATCTTGCCGCTGGTGAGCGTGTTGAGGTAAAAAAACTTGGTGCAGAAACTCTTGAAGCAACTACAGGTTCTTCTGCTTCTGTGTGGGCATCTGCTATCGCATACCTCGATTGAATAAATAAACTAGTAAACCCTCCCTGCTGGCATGAAGTCATTTCAAGAATTTAGAGAATTAAGCGAAGCGAAACGTGGACTTTATGCCAACATCCATGCTAAAAAAAAGCGTGGAGAAGCACCTGCTAAACCTGGATCCTCCGACTATCCAGACAAGGATGCTTTTAAGAAGTCAGAGAGGACTGCTAAAGAAGAATTTGAACTCACACAAGAAGGAGCAGCCTGGACAAAAAAGTCAGGCAAAAGTAAGTCAGGAGGACTTAACGCAAAAGGACGCAGATCTTATGAAAAGGAAAATCCAGGATCTGACCTTAAAGCACCAAGCAAGAAGGCTGGAAATCCCAGGAGGGCATCCTTCTGCGCTCGAATGAAGGGTATGAAAAAGAAACTAACTAGTAAGAAGACTGCTAGTGATCCTGATAGCAGGATCAACAAATCACTGAGAGCTTGGAACTGTTGATAAATGGCTGATAAAGTTTATAAAGGTTCGCCAAATCTAAAAGCGGCGAACGTGGAAATGAGTTTCACTCCTAAACAAGTTCAGGAGTGGTTGAAGTGTGCGGACGATCCCGTCTACTTTACTAAAAATTATATCAAAATTGTGTCACTGGATGAGGGTCTGGTGCCATTTAAGATGTGGGACTTTCAAGAAGAAATGATTGAAAGGTTCCATAATAATCGTTTTAACATTGCTAAACTACCACGTCAGACTGGTAAGAGTACCACTGTGGTTTCTTACCTGCTGCATTATTGTATCTTCAATGATAATGTTAACATCGGTATCCTAGCAAACAAACTAAGCACATCCAGAGAACTTCTCGGCAGGTTGCAACTTGCTTATGAGAACCTTCCTAAGTGGATGCAGCAAGGTATTGTGTCGTGGAATAAAGGATCTCTAGAACTTGAGAATGGTTCTAAGATTATGGCAGCATCTACTTCTAGTTCTGCTGTCCGAGGTATGTCATTCAACATCATCTTCCTGGACGAATTTGCATTCGTTCCAACTCACATTGCCGAGCAGTTTTTCTCCTCAGTATACCCTACGATCTCCTCAGGTAAGTCTACTAAGGTTATTATCATATCTACCCCTAACGGGATGAACATGTTCTACAAGCTCTGGCATGATGCTGAGAGAGGTAAGAACCAATATATCACTACAGAAGTTCACTGGTCTCAAGTACCTGGTAGAGATGCTAACTGGAAAGAGCAAACGATTGCTAATACATCTCAACGTCAGTTCACTCAAGAATTTGAGTGTGAGTTCCTAGGATCTGTAGATACGTTAATTGCAGCAAGCAAACTGCGAACAATGGTGTATGATGATCCTATTGCAGATAACGGAAAAGGATTAGTAGTTTATGAGAATCCGAAAAAGGAGCACGATTATATTATTACTGTTGACGTTGCCCGTGGTGTGGGCAGTGATTATAGCGCATTTTTGGTTTTTGACATTACAAAGTTCCCTTATAGGTTGGTAGCACGTTATAAAAATAACGAAATCAAACCTATGATGTTCCCAACCATTATCACTGATATGGCAAAGGGATATAATAGAGCAT